CAATGTCCTGTTATTGTTGCTTGACCGATACCTTGACCAATTAAAATATTTCCATTAGCTGTAGTTAAACCACAACCAGCTCTTTCCCCTACTGCTATATTTGAATCTCCTGTAGTTTGTGATTTTAAAGCACAAATTCCAATTGCTACAGTGCTTCCACCTGTTGTGTTAGAATCTAAAGATCCACAACCAACAGCAACATTTTTTTGTCCTGTAGTATTTGAAACTAGTGAAGCATAACCTACAGCAGTGTTACAACCACCTGTTGTTGTTGATCTCATACTTTGACTACCGATAGAAACATTATTAGTTCCTGTTGTAGCTGTACATAATGCACAAGCACCAAATGCAGAATTATTAATTGCTGTTGTGTTAGATGCTAAAGTATTTACTCCAACTGCTGTGTTTTGATAACCTGTAGTGTTAGAAAGTAAAGCACTTCTACCAACAGCAGTATTATTATCTGCTGTAGTATTAGCATTTAAAGCACTTCTACCTATTGCTACATTATTATTTCCCTCTGTATTACTAAATAAAGATAGATAACCAATAGATATATTGCAATCGCCTGTTGTGTTAGAAAATAAAGTATCTCTTCCTAAAGCTGTATTTTCAAAACCTGTTGTATTATTAAATAAAGATTGATAACCAACTGCTGTGTTACTACTTGCTGTTGTATTATTACATAGAGCATTTCTTCCAACTGCTGTGTTATTTTCCCCTGTTGTATTCTGTCTTAAAGAAAAAGCACCAACAGCTGTATTATTATTTGCTGTAGTATTTTTTGGCAAAGCACAAAATCCAATTGCTGTATGAAAAGAACCTGTCGTATTATCTCTTAATGATAATCCACCTACTGATGTAATACAATTACCTGTAGTGGTTAAAACTGCTGATTGTTGTCCAACTGCAACATTGTAACCATCTTCATTTGAAGAAGGATTGTAAGTTCTTAAAGCGTTTGCACCAACTGCAACATTTCTATCTCCAATAGTATTAAGAGCCATTGCACATTGACCTATAGCAGTATTTAAATCTCCTGTTGTGTTAGTACATAAAGCAGAATGACCGACAGCTGTATTATTACTTGCTGTAGTGTTATTAAATAAAGCTAATCTGCCTACAGCTGTGTTTGAAGCTCCCTCAGTGTTTTTACACAAAGAACTTCTACCTATGGCTGTGTTATCATCTGCTGTTGTGTTAGCAGTAAGTGACAAATGACCTACAGCAGTATTATAATTACCAGTTGTGTTTGCATCTAAAGACCCTGAACCAATGGCAGTATTATCTGCACCTGTAGTATTTAAAACTAAAGCACCACAACCCATTGCTGTATTATTAGCACCTGTTGTATTAGATAACATAGAATGATAACCAACAGCTGTATTTTGATTAGCTGTTGTATTACCACTTAAAGATGATCTTCCTACAGCAGTATTAAAATCTCCTGTCGTATTAACGTCCATAGAATTATGACCTATGGCAGTATTTCTGCAACCTGTTGTGTTAAGACATAAAGCATCAAAACCTACTGCTGTATTATCTGATGCTGTTGTGTTAGAAAGTAAAGCTCTTCTTCCGAAAGCAGTATTAAAATTTCCTGTTGTATTAGCACCTAAAACATTATCTCCCATAGCTGTATTACAA